GCCAATGAATACGGCATACTTCCTGCTGAACTGGATTTACAAATCTGGACAACCTATGCCAATCAAAAAATAAAAACCAAATGAAAAAAGAACTAAAAGAAATCAGGGAACAAATCCAAGAAGATTTAATTTCTTTGTTGGATTCACAATTCGGTGAGGTTGAATATGTTGACGAAGTTAAAGACCTCGCCTGCCAAATCATTGTGGATAATTTCAAACAACTCGAAACCAAATGAAAATGAAATCTTTCAAATTATGGATTAAGACTCCAAAGGTTCGCAAGCCTATGCCGAAACCCTCGCGCCCTATTTCACAAAAGGGCTATTCGAGAAAAAGCAAGCACAAAAAGGGCTTCGACGATACGGGTTTAGAGCTTTAAGAGTTTGCAAATCAACGACTTAGCGGGCCCTGGGCCCTGCAATCCGTTGTTTTTCAACCTGTTGCAGAGACTCGACAAGCTATTCGGCGGCAAATGTCCACGAGGTCGCTTTGCGTTAAAACAATACCACAGCGCGCAACAATTCGTTGTATCTTTTGGTCTGGAAACAATGGTTCTGTAACTTGTTCGCCATCAAACAATACATCGTGAAACTCTCCTGCTATGTTAAGTATTAATGTTCTCATGTTCTATTATTATTGTTCGCGTTTTGCGAGTTCAGTATTCAAACGGAAAAGCAAAGTGAAATCCCTTGGGCTATAACACTCAACATCAAAAATCGCGTGTTCAAGAGACTTCTTTAATGAGGTCAAATCTTCGTTTGTTTTTTCCATAAACTCCCCATCAATCGGCTCAATGTCTTTTAGGTTTATCATAGTGGTAGAATCTATTTTTAATTCAATTTTATACTGCGGTCAAGAATTATTTTGAATAAAATTTAAGGTATAAGCTGTTTATTTGCAATGACTTAGCGGGCCCAGGGCCCTGCAAGTCGTTGACTCACAGGGGTTTGCGTTACTCAACTTCGATATATTCTCTATTATTCTCTACGGCTTCGATTCCTTTGTTCGTAAAGGTGCTTACAAACATTTCAAGCAGTCTTTTCAATTCTTTTTTTGTTTTTGGTTTCCTGCCAAAGTATTTTGAAACAATAGTTTCAATATAAGCCATCTCATTTTCGCGGAACTCAAGAGTTATTTTCATTTTATTAAAAATTTAGGGGCAGAAGGTAACGCTCCTTCTTCAATACTTTAAAAGAGTATTGCATCACTTTAATGCTTTGCCCCCTTTAAATTGGCATTCCCGAGGGGATTTGAACCCCTGCTACCTCCGTGAAAGGGAAGTGTGCTAACCGCTACACTACGGGAACAAAATTAATCGGCAAACGCCGCTTCCCATTCCTCGTCGGTGATGCCCGTTTTGATAAACTCCCTGTCTGAAGCCGAGAGGTGCGGCATTGCGTTTTGGATCAGTTCCCCGTTTTCCCAAGACTCAATTTGAGCCTGGGTGACATTGATTTCGCGGATGTTGGTTTTGCCCGAAAAGGGCGATGTGCGAGCGATTCTCATGGTGGTGGTTTTTGGTTGGTTTGTTTTGTTTACTGCTTGATAGATACTTTAAAGTAATTTGCCCCTCTACGCAATGAAATTATTTGGTCTGCTTTGACTTTTTGAAGGCTTCTTGCGATTGTTGAATGCGAAACCAGATTTGCAAAAATCCCGCTATCATCGTTGTGAACAACTTTACCTTCAAGAAGGTCGGCTTGAAATTCTTCCTCTACCACAATATCGTCGCCGATTTTTATTTCGTTTGCGTTTGTAATTTCTTTGTTCATATTATTGCGCGAATTGAAAGACAAATTGGTTTTCATCAATAGGGTCGGGTTCTACGATTTCTTTAATGCTCCATCCGAGTTGGTCGAGTGCTTCATGCGCGGCATCTTCGGGGTTGTCTGCATCAAGTTCAATGTAGTCGTTGGGGTCGGAATCAAGTGTGGCAATATACTTTTTCATTTTAGGAATATAAATCTATTTCTTGGGTGTGATTAAACGGAACAATCCTGTAAAGTGAAATGTCGTCCATGAGAGAATCAACCATGTCTTGCAATTCAGATAGTGCATCATGGAATGTCATGTATTCGTCTGTTTCGTAGCTTTGTCCATCGTTGGAGGATTTAAGGTCTGCCCAACCCCAAACGCTTTGCAGTTGTATTTTGAATGAGTTTAACATAGTGGTAGTGTTCAGTTTTATTTTTAATTCAATTTTATTGGTGCGTCAAGGATTTTTTATCAATTCAAAAGATTTTTCCTTCATCTTGAACTCGAAATCAAGGTCAATGTCGCGCCCGTAGGTGTCCGGCATAATCGAAACAAAATCGGCGTGTTTTCTTGGGTTCTTCTGATTTGGCTCACTCTCGCTGTAATGAAATAGCGGCTTGAATTTGCCCCATGTAGCGGCACACATATCGAACGCATTTTTCTCTGCGATTGAATCGCTGTGGCATTTATGATGCAAGTAGTCGAATGTAATCGGAAAGCCGTATGGATTTATGTGTTCGATTAATTTTTTGACGCTCCAACACTTTTCTTTGTCGTCATTTTCAATCACAAGGCGCGACAACACATCATTCGACAAACGCATAGAAGTTTCTGCGAATCTGCTGGCAATATCTTTCCAATCTCCGTTTGTATTGTTTACATGGATATTGATTGGTGAGCTATAATCTTTGGCGCATCCGATTTGCGTCATAAACCAAGCGTAAAAGTCAAGTTCCTCTATTGTTTTGTCAACTGCTTTTTTGTTATCGCTGGCAAGGACATTGAACTCGGAAGGATGGCAGCTAACCCTAACATTAGAAGAAAGAACAAGACTTTTAATCCTGTCCATAGCCAAAAGGATATTATTGTATTGAGGAAGGTCATCGAGTTTTACTTTTGCTTCGTCATAGGTAATAAGAGGAAAAAGAGAAGAAGATAATCTGTAATTGTATCCGTGAGCCGCGCAGTATGAAATAGCATCGTGCGTCACATTCATATTATTTAGGATTCTATCACCCAAAATAGCCAATGCTTCGCGCCGCGACAACTCGCTGAAACGCTTGTATGTCATCGTCTGAAACTTGCGAGGCTCAAGCGACAAAATAATGCAACAGATTCCTGCTTTCATAGCTATATTTTTAATTGAATTTTATTCTTTTGTCGAGAAGAATTTTTAAGTCGTTAATTTCCAGGCACTTAGCGGGCCCTGGGCCCCGTAAGTCCCTGAAATTCAAGGACTTAGGGTTTGCTATGGGGAAGTTTAACCGATTACAAAGTTCTCGACTTCAGCGAGTTTGAAGCGTTTGACGGCGGCGTTGCTTTCGTCGTTGTTGGGTGTGCCTTGCAAGTAGAGGCTTCCGTTGTGTTCAACGAGCGCGCCCTTGGCATAAGATTTCCCCCAATTTCCAGCGCCAGCGAGGCGGTCGCGGAAGTTTGCGCCAAGCGTGATGTTGCGGCGTTTGCCGTTGTAGTCAAAACCCGCGAAGCAGGTTCCCTTGTTGATAACGATTTCGCTGATAAGCGAAGCGAGTTGAGTTGCCTTGCGGCTTGCGTTGTTGTTTGTGTTGGTGGTGTTCATTTCAGTTTTTAATTTAATTTTTTTTTATTTATTTGTCAAGCGTGTTTTTTATTACCATGAAAATTCCGACAAGTATTCCAATAAAAATCAATGCCTCCATAAATTGTTGCATTTTATTAAATTACAAATCCGCTGTTGTCTTTTTTGCCTTTGCCTTTTGCTTTCAGCCCTACGATAACGCCGCGAGGGTCAAGAAAACGAAGGTCGGTTTCGTCGCCATCAACAACGGGCTTGCCGAGATAGGTTTTCGGCAGCTTGTGAAAAACCACAGCGACATTGCCGCCCATATTGGCGATGAGTTCGACCTGTGCTTGGTTGCTTTCTTTGCGCGAGAATGTCAAGTGGTAATTTTTCGGGAGTTCACCACGGAGGAATTGAATCATTCGCGAAGGGTTCGGGGTGTAGTCGTAAAATTTAAGATTGGGAAATTTTTCCATGTCAATTAAATTGTGCCACGGAAGGTCGGAAAGAACATTGAGGCGCACGGCGGTTTGCTCGCCTTTGCCTGCGCGTTTGTTTAGATTGGCAAGCTCTTTTCCGAGTTGAATTAGAAAATCCGTGCGATTTTCAATCAAAAACTTTGCCTTGCGAATGCGTGCTTCTTGAACATTAGAGAAAACACCCATGCCCGAAGTATTGAGACAAGCCGCTTCACACCCTGCGGAGCGATGCGGACAAAGTTGTTTGCCAGATAGGTTCGCGGGAGCAAGCGACAAGCCAAGTGTGCGCCATCCGAGTTTTTCGCCCTTTTTGATTTTCGTGTTGTTGGTAGATAGAAGTTTCATTGCGAGAATAATTTTATACATATTGGCAGCAAGCGCAAGTAAATTTTTTGAAATCACAAATTGTGACTTCAAGTTGGCACGAGAAATGCTGGTGATGTTAAGTGCTTGATTTTCAAGGACTTAGCGGGCCCAGGGCCCCGTAACCCGTTGAGGTTAAAGGGCTTACTATCACATCAGCATTTGTTCGGAAAGAGAAACAGAGGATGCGTCCCATGAGGGTGCGCCGCCATCAAGTTGTTGATAGAAATTCACTTCCGAGGGTTTGAATCCCATAAAGTTTTCGCGTTTAATTGCAGAAAACTCTTGTATTGCGTTTTCTTTTAGTTCATTGTAGATTCCTCCTTTCTTGCCTTTATGAATTAAATTACTGGAAGGGTCAATGTTTGCTTGCATTAACTTTTCGTTAAGCATCGCGCCAATCATAGAATCATCATCAGACAAAAAGTATGCGAAGCGGTCACAAGTGAAGTGAAGATAATTGTCGCCAGCTTCGCCATTCTCGCTACAAAAATCTTCTGTGCAGAATCTACCCGCGCCCCCATGATTGAAGAAACGATTGAATTGAATTTCAATTTCCTCGCGGGAGCCTTCGATGCCAACGGCAAGACCATTGCCGTAGGATGAAATTACAAGGTTATTATTGGTGTTTTGTTGGTTGGTTGTGTTTGTCATAACGGGAAAAGAATAATCCAAAGCAAAAACAATGCAAGGATTTTTTTTATATTTTTTATAGATTGCGAAATTTTTTTGAAGCAAATAGTGTGCCAGGCCCTATTAGCGAACGCAAATACGAACAAATAGCAGCAAATAAGGTGCCAGGCCGACTATCGGGTATCGGCTATCGCATTTATGGACAGCACTTGCTTCGTAAGTATTTGAATATCAAGCACTTAGCGGGCCCTGGGCCCCGTAAGTCGTTGACATACAGGGGTTTATGTTAGATCTTAACGGTGTAAGAGGTGTGCTTTTTGCGGAAGTGCTTACGTTGCATATCTTTAAGATCTTGCTTAACAGCTTCATCGAGTTGTTCAATTGTCATTTCGCCCGTGAGGTCTGGAGTTTCAAGAATATCATCCACATCTCGTTGCATTTGACGAATTTCCGACATTTTAGTTTCCGCTGCGCTAAAGTATGCACAAGAGGCAAAGCACAGCATCAAGTTGATACAGAATGATATAAGAATAACTTTGCGTTTGATGTTTTGGATTATTGTTTTCATGGTGGTTTTTTGTTTTGTTTTTTTGGTTAGGATGATTTGATGTATCATTTTTTACAACTAATTGAATTTGAACTGTTTAAAACGATAAAGATACCCATTAGAATACCGAACAAGACAATCATATTGTAAGTATTTAGCTGCAAACGATTTCGAGAGTATATTTTTTGATGATATTGTCGGCTTCTTGTTTCCAGCGCGCCAACTGCCTATCGTGGAAGTCTTTGAAAAGAGTTTCCGGCAAAGTTTCGCTGTCTCCATCCTGCCAGAGTTGAGCCATAAGCGCGTCATGCGTAAGACCACGCGCCCTGTTTTCAGAGATTCGCCAGAGGCTTGCAAGGTGTTTGCTGTTTGCTTCTTCCCATTTTGTAAATCCAGCCCAGTACTTTCCATTCTCAAAAGAGTGCATCGGTTTGCCGTTCATATCGGAAAGATGAAGTGCGGCGGCATCTTCGAGTTGCGGGAATGCCTCAAGAATTTCTTTGTGGATTGCTCCGCTTGTAGTTTCGCGCCCCTTCTCAACAACGCGCCCCGTGAGGGAAAAGTATGGAAGCTGGTCGCCAATCTTGTGAAGAATTAGGTTGGCTTCGATGTAGTTCAGCGGGTCTTTGGTTTTGCTGGTTAGTTTCATCGGTTGTTTTTATACTTTATTCTGATAATCAGCGCAAGAATTTTTTTTAATTTTTATTCTTTTACTAAAGCAGATTTCGTGCCAGTTGTAAGTTGTTGATTACCAAGGCTTTAGCGGGCCCAGGGCCCCGTAAGTCGTTGACTCACAGGGGTTTATATTACCAGCAGTTCATGGCATCAGCCTGCCTCTCCGCATGAACATTGGCAACGCTCTTGAAGCTCTCAAGTGCTTCTTCTTTAGTTTCATCATCTTCCAAACTATTAGCAATGTCATTAAGTGTCCAGCACTCTACAATGACATCCCATCCGCCTTCGTCATAATGCTCTTGTGCGTAGTTATATATATATTTAGCTATATCTTGTTTGCTCATGTTATTAATGATTAGTGTTTGATGTAAGGTTTGATGATGCCCAATTCCTCAAGAATCGTGCTGATGTGATCAACCCAATTGAGTCCATAGACATCGCCCATCTGGAGGTCGTGGTATGCTTGAAGGATTGTTTCCTTGGTTGCGCCCTCGTATAGTCCATCCCCGTTCATGGTCGATTCGATGTGATCGTAAACCTTGTGCTTGTCCTCTGGGGTCAAGCCGATAAGAGTGTAAGCGGCAATGTTGAACAGAACTGTGTGATGTGGTGCTTGTATTGTCATGTGGTGGTTGGTGGTTTGGTTTGAAAATTATTGCTGGCTTGCGCTATGCATTTGCCAGCCCGCTCTCTTTAATCTTTGAACCCTCACCTAATCGAGCAGAAGGTCGGTGAGCATTGTCCTTCGTTGTGCTTTTAATGTAGTCGATCCTTGGTAGCCTGTAAAGGGAAATCGTAATTTTTTTTGAATTTTTTTCTACCCCTGTAAGCAAACGCCGTGCCAAGTTTGGGCGCAAACCATTCAGAAACCATGCCAATCACAAGTTGTTGGTTTCCAAAGCCTTAGCGGGCCCTGGGCCCCGTAAGTCGTTGATATTCAAGCACTTACGATTTGGCTAAAAGCAAAAAGAGTGCCAAGCCTGAGGCTTGCGCCCCAAACCCAGCAGTCGTCGTAATTTTTTTATTTAAGCCGCGCTAACGGCTGACAATGTGGGAGTTAAGGGAGTCGGAGTGAACGGGCGAACGCCCAAGTTGTCGCCCTTCTTGTAAAACTGCCAAGTCTTTCCGGTCTTGGGACTTGTGAAAGTGTCGCCGTGGTAAACAAAGCGGAAGCGGTTCTTGTGCTTGCCAAGCTCGGCGTGGCTTACATAAGCCCACTCGTTGTTCCACTTGTCCCAGACTTCATCGTGTTCATTATCAGGTGAATACATATATTTATTTTGTTAGTTGTTGATGTTGAGTGAGTTGGGCGATTAGTAATCCTCGCCTCCGAAGTATCCATAATCCTCGTCCGTGCCATAGCCAGCACCCGCCAGAGCGTCCGCGTCTGCGTCCACATCGTCGCGGAAATTATCCTCGCGGGGTTCGGGTTCGCCGTCGAATTCGCTGCAATCGTCGCCGTCCTCGTAGTAGTTGTCGCCGCCCTCCGGCTCGGGTTCGGCGGCTTGCGCGTAAACCTCGTCAAGCCACTCGCCAAAGCCTGGCTGGTCGGCGTGATTCGGCGCGATGAGGATGTTCTGGATTTCGTTGACGGGTTCGGTGGTGGTGTTGTTCATGGTTAAAAGGTAGCACAGCATGAAAAGAACCGCAAGAATTTTTTTGTTTTGCCTTAAATTTTTTTGAAGCAACTGCCGTGCCAGGCCAGGTTGGCACGCTTTATGCTATGGCAGGATTCATGCCAGTTGTAAGTTGCTCATTATCAATGACTTAGCGGGCCCAGGGCCCCGTAAGTCGTTGATATTCAACACTTTGCAGCGACAGGTAGCATAGCAAGTAGTGTGCCAAGCCTACAGTTGCCCGTAAGCCCAGCAATCATCGTAAAGTATTGAGTATGACTATGTTAGTTCATAGTGTAAAGATTTGAATACAAACGCATTGCCATTTCCGTAACTTCTCCGAGAAGAGAAAGCATAGCGTATGAAAAAACGAGTAAAGTGATGGGGAAGATGAGTTTGTCGATTATTTTCATGTTTATTTTTTAGGTGATTTAGGTGATTTAGGTGTGGAAGCGTAATCCATTAAACCCAAGAGAATGAAACAGATAGCGCAGAAGATTAGTGTGGCAATCATATCAATCGCAGTAGCAAGTTGCGTCTCCAGAATAAGTGAACACGCCGTCCGCATTGCTTTCGGTATAGCCAAAAGACTGACCAAAGCACCCGTGGATTTGGCAAATGTGTTCGATGGTGTTTTTCGACAAAGGGCGATTCGCGGTGATGGTGAATTTCCACCACTCCGTATTGCCAGAGGATGAAACGGAGCGAGTGGCTTTGAACTCGATTGTGGATTTGATTTGCATGGTTTTTATTTTAGAGGTTTAGATTAGGACTGCAAGGAATTTTTTTTATTTTTTTCGGCTTGCCATTTGGCGAACCACTTGATTGCCGCGCCCCATCCAGAGCGTTTGCCAATGCGCGCGCGTTGCAAGAGAGCTTGCGCGATTTCGTTTTCGAGTTGTTGTTTTGCTTCCTCGGGGATGCTGATTGTTGGCGTGTTGTTCATGTTGGTAAAGTAGTGGAAAAGTTAATTGATTGCAAGGATTATTTTGCCCAAATGTATTTTTCTGCAAAAAGAGTGTGGGCGCTCCGGCTGGCTGCCATATCGTGTATGGCTTGCCATACCCTGTATGGTTGGCACACTTCCTGCTACCCCATGTAAGTTGTTTATTACCAAGACCTTAGCGGGCCCTGGGCCCCGTAAGTCGTTGATGTGCAGCAACTTACGGCGGCTGTCAGACTATACAGCCCATATATGGTTTGTATGCGTATACTGTGCCGCACGGCATACGCCTAACAGGAGGAAAGCCGTCGTGTTCGCGCATCTTATTGTATTGCCAAAGTATATTTTGCTTGTAAGTCTCATAAAGACTGCAAAAGCCTATGATTGAACAACTTCCCTGATTTTTAGTTGGAGGAACAACTGCTTTGAGTATTTTTTCCATATTTTTATCTTGTTGAGTTTGATTGGTTTATGAGTATTAAGATGCCGAGGGCTACGCCGAGTAGAGCTATCATTATTTATCGCGCAAACCGCACGCCTCCAGGAACTTAACGCCTTTGAAGTTAGTGTTATCACTTTTGAACATAATGCAAAGCTCTGAAGCTATGTGATTTATGGCTTCTGTGGAATTTTCATCCGTATGGATTGCGCGGACTTTGCTGATTATTTCAGCGACTTGTTGGTAGTGTTTCTTGCTCATTTTGAATGATTTAGGTTGATTTTTATAGATTAGAGAGCGGCAAGCGCATTAAGTGAGGAGGCGAAGTTGATTCCGGCGATTTTATCCTCAACCACTTGAAGATCACGGATATACGCGAAGTCGAAACGCTTGATTTGAAGGTGTCCATCCTCTTGCTCCTCAACGCCTTGGAGATACTCACGGCGTTCGGATTTGCCCTCGCGGATGAATTGCACGAAGCGGTTTCCCGTGTTGCTCCTGCCCCATGTCTGACCGCCACGGAGAAGCGGGATGATGACCTCGCGCCCCATGCGGATGATGCGTTGCGTGACACTCACGCTGCCATCCTTCATGGGCTTGGCATAGGTGAAGCGCACGAGGGTCGTGCTGGCGGGGATTTCGTTCGCGTTGGTGCTGGTGGTGTTGTTCGTTGTCATGCTTTTAATGTATCACAGACTGCATGGAACGCAAGGGATTTTTTTGTGCGATTGAAAAATTTTTGAAGCAAGAAGCGTGCCAACCTGAATAAAAATGAATTAAAATTAAAAAAAATGCTTGACAGGCATACACCCCCCCCAATTTTTCGAATTTCGGGTGCGTGCAGGCCCAAAAAGCTACGGGGGGTCTTAAAAATCAGTCTCCCCTAATAAAATACCTAAATCAAAATAATACCGATACCTAAATCAAAATACTATCTACTGAATCAAAATAATGCCTATATCACAGTAATATTGGTAATATTGGTAATATTGATAATATAAATACAAATACAAATACAAATACAACAACACAGTAATACGGTAAGCGTGTATATATTATTACATATACATACCTATAGAATTTAATCATATGGCTAAGCATGTTCCTTTATCAGAAAAAGACAAACTTGAAAAGTGGATTGGCAGGCACAATCGCAAGCTGGAGATGGTTCGTACAATTGCCAATATAATTAGTTTGATTTTAACAAGTTTTGTATTTATAAGGGTTTTTGGAATTATTTAATGATTTTTTGTTTTTGGAGGTATATGACAAATAATAAATCGAATAAATTGAATAAATTGAATAAATTGAATAGATTAAATAGATTAAATAGGTTGCAAAGGTTTTTTCTTCATTTTAAATGCATTTTTAAGAACCCGCGCGAATATAGGTTTTATTTAAAAGGTATGTGGCGCGAAATAACTAAATAACTAAATAACTAAACAACTAAATAAAATTATGATAAAATTTTTTACCGGGCTTATTGTTGGCGTGGCGATTGGCTTAGCAATCGGGTTTTCGCTGGCAATTGGATATTATGACGGCTATGTCGCGCGCGAATACAAGGATAAAATTATTCTGGCTTCGCAAGCCCTTAAGCGCGCCAACGAGGAGTTATTAAAAAAAGAAGAAGAAATCACTATATTAAAAATATATATAGAAAATTTGCATAAACAGCATGCCCTTTCTCCTGTTTTTGCATATAATTAATTTAATTAAAATTAATTACAATATTAAACACACGCCTGGCAAGAACAACCGCCCCGGCAATTTGGAGGCGCGTATGTTGAAAAACTTCCATCACCAAAAGTATAATATCTACCGCTAGGATCATTTATTAAATAGGCGACAGTGTTATTATGAACGCCTTGAGCAGAACAAGCTGGTTCATCTGGAATTGTGGTGCTCCATCCACCGAACAAGGAGCTTTCTGGTGGATACATTGTATTTAGATAATTTAATAAATTTGTATATACTGATGTATTATATGATTCATAAAAGAATCTAGTGCCGCCATATAGATCAAATTTATGTGCGCATGGACCTATAATTTCATAAACAAGTTGAGCCGTATTCCCAGGCTGGCCGGCGCCTGGGGGGGTATATGCATATGGGGCTGATGGATTACTTTTGTCTCCAAAATTTCCTTCTTCTCCACATAATGCAGAAAGCCTATAAATTATTTGTACTCTATTTTTTGGAATAATAATTGAGCCAACTGGTTGATAATAACCACGAACCTGCCATGTTACTCCTCCATCAGTTGAATACTCTAAAAGCAATATCCATACATTTTTACAGCCAGGCCCGACCCCAAGTGAAAACCCTATTTGCGTATTTCCATTAACTTCTGTTACATTTAATATATTTGGAGTACAGCATGAAGGGACTGAAGGGACTGAAGGGACTGAAGGGGCTTCAGGTATCCAGTTTAGTTGAGAGCTTGCTGAAGTTGTGCCAAACTGATAATAAACTCTGCCATCAGTGTGCGTAAAAAATGGAAGGGATTGTTTGTTTCTTACAATAAGTGATCTTCCTAAAGATACTCCGTTTCTCGAAGGATTTCTAATTGGTTGACCCAAATAAGGTTTTATTTTTAATAATTTTGCAATATTGTCTATTCTCGAAACTCTGAATTCACTTGGTCCGGAGGCATATGCGGTCCCGACTATTTTCCATATATTATTGAATCTAGCTAGCACTACAGATCCAGAGTCTCCACCTTGGATAGGTTGCGTATTTGTGCAATTTCTAAATTTAAAACTTAAATTTCCGCCAATTTGACTTATATTATTGTTAAAAAAATTAATATTTAAAGATACATAATTTAAACTCGTGCATTCATATACGCAAGCTGGGTTTGTGAGAGTACCCAATGCATTGGCGGGATTTCCTTTGCTGCCGGTTGTTCTTCCAGCGGTAACTATATTTGGATGGACAACTCCTTCGTTTCTAAATGCGACGCCTGTCATGGAGTTTATTTCTTCAGTGGTTGCAAAAGGGTAATATATTTGATTATTTACTAGTTGGGTATTGGCAATCTTCCATGAATTTTCAGTAGATAAGATTTGAGTTCCTATATTTTGATCGGCTTGATTTGTAGCTTTAATTATTCCATTTGCCGTTTCTAAATCTAAACCTATAACGGCATTTTCAACTAAATTAAAACCAGTCAAACTTAACGGGATATATCTTTTAAGGTACCCTATGTTTAGAGCAGACCTATAAACCCCACCTTGATGTCCGGTAACGTAATGATCAAATGTTGCTTGGTCTGTTTTACCCTGTCTTCTCATCATTTCCAAAGTAAAATCTGTTCTTTGAGATTGCTCTATTCTATAACCAGAAAAATTATAATTATCTGTTGCGGCTGAATATCTTGGATTTCCAATTACTCTTTCGTTTGCTTGAATACTTGCAAAATTATTGGATGAATCAAATGCTGCAACGTGTCCATTTGTAATACCAACAAGAGATTCGTCAAGTTCGTCCACGGCTAAAAATCCCAATGTGCCTCTCCATCCTGCGTTGCTGTGCGTTTCCAAACTGCCTACAGGCATCGAACAAATAGATACTCCTCCTAAAACTGGTCTGCTAGGAGACCTATGCGCTCTCAGGCTAGATAAAACTGGAATTGAGTTTTGTGTATAAACGGATCCTGTTGTTTGACAACTTGAGCATAACAACTCATCCTTGCCTTCTAAAACGTCCATTTTTATCCATCCATGACTTTCAGAGTAAAATCCTGTTGGAATTATTTCTTTTGGATCAATTTCATTTAACGGCTTTTTTTTATCTACATAAACAGTTAAACCTATTTCATCTATAAATTCACCACTTACGCTTTTTCTTTGAAGCGCTATACCGTTTATTTTTAAATTTTTATTTTTTTCTAGAAATTCTATTACTGAATCATTCATAAGTTTTTAATTTAGTGTGTATGTATATATATCAGACCATTGGCTGTTTCCATTTATACCGCACGTTGATCTTATTCTATATGATGTTGTTTGACTTGGTTTTAAAATAGTCCAAGGGGAAGTGGCGGGTCCATTTCCTCCTGCGTTCCAGGTTATTCCGCCGTCTGTAGAAGGTTCCAAAAAAGTTGTTGTTACAGGTAGGCAATCGCCGTTACCTGTTGTAAATTCTAAAACTAAAATATTTGGATCACCAAATTGAGGTGTTATATTTGTTATTTGTGGCTTACAGCAAACAACAACACCGGGGGGTATTGGCGAATTTACGTCATACATTACTATATTTGAATATTCGCTTGGTTGGTAAGGAGTGTATACTAATTTCATTCTAATATACGTATTTACCGAAGGAAGAGTGAATGTTGATGGTGATATAGATGGCGCAGAGAATGAATTCCAGTTTATTAAGTCGGTTGAAGTTTCAAAAAAAGCAAGTACTGGAGTATGACATTCATTGCTTAATGTTGTAAATGTTACGCTTATAGAATTATTTCCACTTCTCAATACAGATGTAATAAAAGGGGTACAGCTTTTTGATGGTCTTGGTTCTGGCAACGCTGATTCATTTGGATCGAATGCGACTATATTTGAAAATTGACCAAGTTCAGAATTAAAATTAAATAAAACCTTATAATACGTTTTATTGATTGGTTTTGTAAGGATTCTTGGTGAATTCCATCCCGCTGTATTACCGGTCCCCCAATTTATTTGGTTTTCAGAAGAAAAAACGGTAAGAGCGGTTGGATCTGCACATCCCTCCCCTAGTCTTACAAAATTTAAGGCAATTTCAGATTCATTTATTTGCTCTATAGAAGTTATAAATGGTGGGCATTGATATTCATTTGATTTATGCCAGTCGGGTTTTCCATTTACAGATTTTAAATCAAAAACGCCATTGTAGTCTGGGATATTTAATTCTTCTAGGTTTGAAAATTGATTATTTATTGTTAATTTTGGCGTACTTAGTTTACCGTATATAAATGATCTAGTCCAATTAGTTGCCAAATCAGGTGTTCTTACATCTGAAAATGATATATATTGATACGGTGGTACGTCTATTACATCACCTGGTTGTAATATAAATCCATTTACTTCTATTACTGAAGTTGCATCTGACGGATGTTGAAATCGCGGTCCTCCGTGAAAAGAAAGTATCCAACATTCAAAATTTTTATCCCAGTTTAAAGTTGTTTTATAGACCGCACCCCCTAGATTAATTTCTTTTTTAAAGGATGGTCTTCCGCTTACTGATTTTTGTTCAATAGTATACTCTCCATTTATAAAATTTACAACACCGATTGATTCAGCTGGCTCTCCGGCGTCTTGAATAGTAAGATTTCTTATATTGGCAAAATCATTGTAGCCCACAGAAGACAATCCTAATTTTTTATTTTTAATTTTTAATGAATTCATTTTTTACAGTAAATAATACACTTAAAACAAAATGGTAGGATTGTTTTTTTAAAAAAATAAAAATCTTCAAAAGGCTGATGTATAATTTAATAGAATTATGTCAAACGAAAAAAATAAAAAAGACAATCAGGTTTCATTAAAAAGCAAAGACAATTCACCTTTTATAACGCAAAGACCTAAAATTAGTTTTGAACTAAACATAAAATCTAGAAACGATCTTACTGAAAAGCAAAAGAAAATACTTGAAGTTTCCTTTGAAAAAAATACAAAATGTATTTTTATAGATGGTCTTTATGGAACCTCAAAATCGTATATGAGTGTTTTGGCGGCTCTGAATCTTCTTAATAATAAAAAAATAGACGAAATTATTTTTATAAGAAATCCAGTTGAATCATCTACTACAGGTAAAATTGGGTTTATACCAGGAACAAGTGAAGAAAAAATGGCTCCGTATAATGCAATTCTATTTGACAAGCTTGAAGAAATGCTACCGGAACATGATATACAAAAACTAAAAAAAGATAACAGGATAAACTGTTATCCAGTTGGTTTTGTTAGAGGTAGATCATGGAATTGCAAGGCAATCATAGTTGATGAGGCTTCTTCAATGTCGTGGGATGATTTATTTTTAATAATGACTAGGTGCGGTGAATTTAGTAAAATATTTTTTATAGGAGACTCTGTCAATCAAAATGACATAGGTTCAAAATCTGGTTTTAAAAAAATGTTTAACCTATTTAATGACGAAGAAAGTCGTCGGTTCGGTATACATTGTTTTGAATTAAAAGAATATTCAGATATAGTAAGATCTGGGCTCTTAAGATTTGTGATGGAAAAAGCCGGTTTGATTAAAAAAAATTAAGTTGATGTTTCTCGACTATTTTCAAAAATATAAAAAATCTTTCTTGGTATATTTGATATATCAAAATAATGTCTACTATTTTTAAGTTTGGATATTTTAAATTCTAGAGGTTTTAAATTAATACCTTTTGATTTGTCAATAAAATTTGGCCAGTGCCCGGTTTCTGCCCAAAAACAGTATTTATATAATACCAAATTAGATGTTGAAGAATATTCTGTTTTATTTACGGGTAAATTAAATTTTTTGATAAATCTTAATGCCTTTTTATCTGCGTCAAGTTCCATAGGAATAATGCATCTGGCAAGTTTTTTTCTTAGAGATTTTTTAATTTTAGAATTTTTTATAAAAATTTCTTCTATATTGTCTATTCTAGAAGCTGTTTTTTGAAAATTTAACCACATTTTTTGTTTGTTTTTTGCTTGCAGAAAATGACCAAATTCATGAGCCAGTACTCCGACCCAATAAAAAGAACCGTGATTTACTGCGCATTTTATTGTCATTGTTGTTTCGCAAAATTCGCCATCTGTTTTTTTACTTTTAGGAAACGCATTAATACTTAATACTAGTTTTCCTTTTATTTTTTTTAATTCGCTTCTTACATATTCAATGAATATTTTTACTTTTTCATTTTTAATAGATGAATTTTTCATTACAATTAAATTTACACTTATTAATTACCGTTTATTAAATTAGATAAAGTAGTGTAATTAAAATATAATTAATTATATTTATATGAAATATTATTGTCCAAAATGCTTTTATAAAAACGAATATAAATTCAAAAAACCAGAAAAATGTGAAAAATGCGGATTTGTGTTTGCGGCAGCTTCAAAAATTGAAATAAAGAAAGAATCGCAAGAATCAATAAGAAGAGCGGAACTTGAAAAACGAATTGCACGCGCGGAAAAATTTATTCAAGAAAGTGAAAAAAACGAAGAAGATGATGATTTTATTGAAGATGAAAGCGATGAAGATGAAAATGAATATTCTTTAAATTGGAGGGAAAATATTGCTAAATTGTCTAGAAATCCTGGTATAAAGTTAGATTATATTAAATCTAACTCTATATCTCTTGCTGATGCGGTCGCTAATAGCAATAGCTCAAATGTTTTTCCTGATATAAAAAGATCTCCGGTTGATAAAAAAAATAACAAGGAGATTTTGGAAGAATTGAAAAAAGAAGCTTCTAGTCATTCTGATACTTTTGAAATAAATTAATTTCTATATTTATGGATTATAAAAAATCTTCATTTGAAGACTGTATTGACGTAATTAACCAAGAACTTTTAAAAAGAAAATCTAAGTGGAGACTAAATGCAATAGCATGGATGGATTTTGATGACGTTTGCCAAAAAATAAGATTGCATATATTTAATAAATGGGATCAATGGGATCAAGATAGACCTTTGGTACCTTGGGTTAATCGAATAATAACAAATCAAATGACTAATTTAGTCAGAAATAATTATTCTTCGTTTTCTAGACCATGCTCACAGTGTCAATATAATCAAGGCGGAGATTTATGTGAGCTTTATGGAACGCAATGTTCCGATTGTCCAATTTTTGCAAAGTGGGAAAAATCAAAAAAGAATGCGCACGATATAAAAATACCTCTTAGTATTAATGATCCTTGCTTTTCTTTTAACAATAATTTTAACGATAATGATTTTAAATCTATAGATATTAAAGACAACTATTCTTATGTAAATTATGATGAAAAAATATCCAAAATCCATACATGCATGAAAGAGAAACTAACGACAGTGGAATGGAAGATTTATAATTTTCTTTTTATAGAAAATAAAACAGATGTTGAAACAGCTAAGTTGATGGGTTACAAAACAAACGAAAAAAATCGTTCTCCAGGTTATAAACAAATTAAAAAAGTAAAAAATAAAATTTATCAAGTTGCCAAAGAAATTGCAAAAGACATTTTATGATAGATGAATCGAAAGAAAATTTTGCACAATTAAATGAAGAACAAAAAGCCCTTATAAATTCGGCTTTTGCAGACGGCGCATGTCCAGATTTGTCTGATTTAACAAAAAAAGTATTTAATAATAATAGTTTAGATGGAAGAAGCAAAGAGGGAAGACTTATAAAAGAATATATATCTGAATTTAAAATAGGCAATATAAAAGTAAGGGTTCAACAGAAACCCAATCCAGTAGAACTTTCAGAAGAGCAAAAAAAATTGATTCTTGATAATTATAAGAAACGGGATTTTTCTATTTTGAATTTTGTTAAAAGTATTTTTAATAACGATTCTATAACTCCATTTTTTCCTGAATATAAAGTTGTTTCTAATTTTATTAACGATCATGAAATAAAAAACTCAAAACATTCTTACGAAAATAATAACGACGAATTAGAGGTAAAAAAATATAACCCAGAGACAACTGATAGAACCAAAAATGAAATTTATCGTGCGCCTGTTAATATGGCGCAAACAATTGCTAGAATAAATAAATATCTTAACTATGATTGGAAAGAAGATATTTTAAAAAAAAGCCAGCTTAAACAGGTCGAATCCTTGCAATCTTATTTGAGAGTATTTAGATTTCAATATCAAATAAATTCCTATTCTAGGATGGAAGACAGAGAGCTTTTTGAAGACGCATTTATAAGATATACTCATGATAAAGAAGATCTTACTCAAGAAGAACTTGATCAATTTATAACGCTTTCAAACGAAGTTGTTATAGCTGCTGATATTCAAAGAAGAATAGAGTATTTAAGACTATCTCTTGATGATATGGCTTCCGATTCAGAAGGGAAAAAAATTAGCATGGGCTTAAATGAAGCAATTAATAATGCTCAAACAGAATATAATCAATGTATTGCGCGTCAAGATAAATTATACAAAAGTTTAACTGTTAATCGATCTAAAAGAATAGAAGAAAAAAGAAACGAGAACGCGTCAATTTTAAACCTTGTTTATGCATGGAAGCAAGAAGAAAACCGCGCAAGAATGATCGCGCTCGCAGAAAAACAACGGGAAGCTTTGCAGATTGAAGTTGATAAAATGACAAGCATGGATGAATTCAAAGCGATTATAAGAGGATTAGATCCAAAAGAAATTTTAAATACATAACAATGAATAGTATTGAATGTAAAATTTGCTCACAGGAATTTGAAAATTTTTCTATTTTTTTAGAACATTTAAAAGCGCATTCTATTTCACCAAAAAAATATTGTGAGGAAAAAGTTTGCAAAAAAGATATATTTAACGGAAATTCTATAAGATTCAAAAGTTTAGAACAATATCTTTTAACTGATTTTGAATCTAAAACAAATATGATGAATTGGTTGAAATATGAAAAAGACGGATTGGCAAAAAAATTTATTTTTGATAAAATAAAAAGTTTTTCGTTCATTAAAAGTGTAAGCATTTTTCCCTCATCTTCAGAATTAAGAACAATTTCTTATTTGCCGTCTTTAAAAACAATCGGCTTTTTTTATAACAATCTTAACGAATTTATAGATTCCACCGGAATGCGCAGAAGATATAATTATGATATAAATGAATTAAAATTAAATTTTATTCATAAAAAAAACATAATCATAGACACACGCGAACAAAAACCACTTAATTTTAAAAACTTGGAACCTGTTTCAAGTAAACTTGAATACGGGGATTATTCTTATGATGGTATTTTATCAGTTGAAAGGAAATCATTAAATGATTTAGTGTCAACTCTTTCCTCTGGTTTTGATAGATTTAAAAATGAAATTTCTCGCGCAAAAGAGTCCGAAGGTTATATTGCGGTTGTTGTTGATTGTGATATAAATAGATTTTTATCTTTTGAATACTCTTCGCGTGTTGGAAAATACGCCAAGGCATCTAAAGATTTTATATTCCATAGAATGCGAGATATATGCAAAATGTTTCCAGATAGTATTCAGTTTTGTTTTTCTGGCGGTAGAATAGAATCAGCAAAAATTATTCCAACTATTCTTTCAAACGAAATAAAAAAAGTTTCTTCTATTGATTTTCAATATATTATTGAGAAAAACCTAATGTAAAATATGTGGGAAATAGGAAATCAAGAAATAATAATTCCTGAAAAGCATATAAATCAAGAGCTTTTGAATTTAAAGGGTGAAATTGATGATGCTACGGCTAGAATAACTCTAGCTAAATTTTTACGTCATAATCTTGCTCTTACTGTTGAGCTTTTTTTGGGTATCAAACTTGAAAAATATCAAGAGATAACATTAAAAGGGTTTTTTAATAGAAACTTCAGTATGTTAACATGGGGTAGAGGTGCAGCTAAAACTTTCTGTGCGGCTGTTTTTTGTATACTTCAATGTATTTTTGAACCTGGCACAAAAATATTGATAGCTTCAGCAAATTTTAGAACATCTCGACGTTTATTTATGGAGATTGATAAAATGTTAAATGCAAAAGATGCAGGTCTTGCAAAACAATGTTTTAAAGACCCAATAAAAAGAAATGATGAATATGTTTATCCTGTACAACTTCCTCATGGCGGATCAATAACCGCAATTCCTCTTGGTGGTGAAAATACAAGAGGCTATCGTGCATCTGTTCTTGTTATAGATGAGTTTTTACTAATGCCGAAAGATATAGTTGAAAGAGTTTTGATGCCATTTATGTCGTCGCCCCTTGATGTAGCTGAAAGGATTAAAGTCAGAGAAGTGGAAGACGAAATGATTCGCGCTGGAAAAATGAAGGAAAGCGAAAGAGTTGTTTTTAAAAACATGAACAAAATGATCACATTGAGTTCTGCAAGTTATACTTTTGAATATCTTTTTGAATTATATTCGATTTGGTCCGATATTATTAGAGACCCTAAATTGCTTTCTGACGCCGAGAAAATAGGCGAAGACAGAATGGAGGCAATGAAAAATTCGACTTATTTTGTTTCGCAATTGTCATATGAATCTCTTCCAGAGCATATGATAGATCAGGGTGTTATACAGTTAGCAAAAAGTGGTGGAATTAGTCATTCGGCTTTTTTGAGAGAGTATTGTGCTAGATTTGTTGATGGCGGGGATGGTTACTACTCACCTAAAAAAATGAATTTGTGTACGGTTCCAAATGGTCAATATCCAACTACAAAGATAGTTGGTGATAAGGATAAAAAATATGTTCTCGCCGTAGATCCTAGCTTTAGTTCTTCTAAAAGCTCTGATTATTTTGCTATGGCTATTTTAGAATTAAACGAGGAAGATAAAACTTCAACTTATGTTCATGGTTATCAAAAGGCTGGCGGCAGCATACAAGATCATATAAAATATTTATATTATGTAATGACTCATTTTAATATCGTGATGATTATAATAGATAACGCTGGCGGTGATCAATTTATTGAAGCGGCGAATGGTTCAGCTATTTTTAAATCAAAAAATATGAAAATAGGTTTTTTTGAATTCAATTCTGACAGCGAGGGAGAAGAATATATAGAAATGTTGAAAAATTCTAAAATCCAGTATAATAGAGATACTGGAAATATATGCTTTAAACAATATTTTACGTCTGCATTTATAGGTAGAGCTAATGGATATTTGCAAAGCTGTATAGACCATAAAAAAATATGGTTTGCCAGCGCCTCATGCGCGCATCCCGATATTATAAATCATATGTTTAACTTAAATATACCAATAGATTACATATTCCCAAAAGGGATAGACGATGCGCCGGAAGACGCAATAGAAAGAGCCAAGCTAGGAGTAAGAGATTTCATGGAACAACAGGATTTTATAATAAAAGACACAAAAGATCAATGTGCATTAATACAGGTTTCATCTACAGCAAGAGGAACGCAAAGCTTTGATCTTCCCTCTCATTTGAGAAGGTTAACAACTGCAAACAAGCCGAGAAAAGATAATTATTCGGCATTGATGCTTGGTAATTGGGCGTCGAAAGTGTATTTTGACTTAAATTCCGATAAAGCTGAAATACCAAAATATAATTTTACTCCTTTTTTTCTTTAAAAAGTGTAAAAGAATTTAATAATTAATTAAAATGCCAGAAAGAAAAATAAAAAAGGAAAAAGTAGAAAATCAAGGTCTTGTTGAAGGTAAAGCAGAAAAGGAATTAAGAAATGAAATTCCTGAACCGGCTCTTGCATCAATAGACGAGCCTAATTTTATGAAAGTCTCTGCGTCTTCTGACTTGAGAACTTCATCAAGAAGAAATTCTGCAACTTCTATAACTACATCAGATAGATTTGTAAACCTTGAAAAAGGTGTTGTACCATTTTTATATAATTCAGGTAGAGGCAATTATGATTCAAATATATCTGCAAAAGATGCAATTATACTTTGTCAAAAGGCTTATTGGAATGTTCCTATCTTTAGAAATACTATTGATTTGATGACAGAGTTTAGTATTTCAAATGTTTTTTTAACAGGTGGTAATGAGCAAAGTAGAAAATTTTTCAACCTTTGGCTAGAAAAAATTAATTTTTGGGATATACAAGATCAATTCTATCGTGAATTTTATAGAAGCGGTAATATTTTTATATATAAATTTAACGCCGACTTTAGTAGAGAGAATATGATGAAGATTCAAGAAGCTTTTGGAGAAGAAAAAATCAGCAGAATTAAAGCTTTTGAAGACAATGGTTCTATACCTGTTAAATATGTCATTCTTAATCCCGCTGATATTAATATAATTACATCTTCCAGTTTTTTAGATAGCGTATACGTAAAAATATTAAATGATTATGAAGTACAGTCATTGATAAGTCCAAAAACTGAAAAAGATCTTGAAATAGCACAAAGAATACCTGAAATTAAAAAAATTATAGATTCTAAAAATATTAAAAAAAATAAATCTATACCACTTGGATTAAATAATATAAGTTTGGAGCTTGAACCAAGTAGATTAATTGCTGTTTTCTATAAAAAACAAAATTATGAACCTCTTTCTGTTCCTATGGGCTTTGCTGTTTTGGAAGATATAAGTTCAAAATTAGAATTAAAAAAAATAGATAAAGCTATTGCTAGATCTGTACAGCAAGCAGTATTGCTTATTACCATGGGCAATGAAAAAATAGGAATGCCCAGCGAAAAAAATATTAACGCAATGAGAAAATTATTTGAAAATCAAAGCGTTGGTAAAGTGCTTGTTGCAGACTATAGTACAGAGGCAAAGTTTGTTATACCAGACATAGGAAATCTTCTTGACCCTAAAAAATATGAAATATTAGATAATGATATAAGAATGGGATTAAACAGTATTCTTTTTGGAGAGGAAAAATTTTCAAATACATCAATTAAAGTAAAAGTATTTTTTGCTAGATTAAAATACGGCAGAGAAAAGTTCTTACGCGATTTTCTTATACCTGAAATGAAAAAAATTGGTGATAAATTAGGTTTTAAACAAATACCTTACCCAAAACTCGAAGATATTGATTTTGAAGATAATGTTTTAATGAGTCGCGTTTATTCCAGATTAATAGAACTTGGAGTTTTAACACCAGAGGAAGGTTTGAATGTTTTTGAAACAGGCAGACTACCAACTTCTGAAGAAAGTATAGAGTCTCAAAAAAGATATAAAAAACTTAGAGATGAAGGATACTATATGCCTTTAATAGGTGGACCAAAAGTTCAAGAAGGCGAAGCAGCTGGAACAGGCGGAAATAAAAGTCCTACTAGCGGTGTTGGAAGACCTTCTGGAACAGGTGTAAAACAATCAACAACAAGAAAAAGTGTTTCGGCTGAAGAGTTTAGTTGCAATAAATTAAAAGAAGTTGTTTCCTATATTACTTCTTTAGAAAACAAAATAGAAAAGCAGTTGAAGGCTAAATTTAATATCAAAAAACTTAATAATGAACAAAAAGAAATTGTATCGGATTTATCTATCTTAATAGCACAAAACGAGAACAAAGAAAATTGGGAAAACTCAGTTGAAAAATATGTTAGTCAGGACTATAAATTAAATCAAAATTTAAATGAAGAAATAGACAAATTGGCTGAAAAATTTGGATTAGATGACAGAACTGCAACATTGTTATTTCATAGTAAAAAATAAATTTTATGTCTCTTAATAAAATTAAAATAAATCAATTGGATTTTGATGTAGGTGAAATATCACTTGCGGCTAATAGCGGTTTTTTTATTACAAGTGATCAACTTGTTTCAGTAAGTGGTTCACTTAAAAATGATTTAAATAATACAGGAATTTATTTTAATAGTTTGTCGGGGCAAGTTTCTCAATTTAGTGGAGATTTTAATAATTTTTCTTCTAGGAGTTTTGTTTATGGAACCGGTGATCAAACAATAACTGGAATAAAAACCTTTAGGTCTCAGCCAAATTTTCAAGGAACCGGGTTTGTTTATAAAAATGAAACGGGCAATTTTATTGTATCTACAGACTTAAGGTTTCTTCCTGATCTTTTTCTTTTATTTGTAACAGGAGCTGGTACGTCTTCAGTAAACGGTCTTTATTATAATACATTTGTCCAGGTAAATAGCAAGGACGAGTGGAGAGGTATTTTGTCTAATGGCTTAGCAGATAATACCAAGAGAATTGTTTGGCAACCGGCTCTTGGGTGGTGTATAGAAACATTTTTTTCTCCAGGCGGTTGGCTAGCTAGATATAGACAACTCGAACCAAGCGCAAGTTCATTTTTACCAAACACTCCTACTGAAGTTGGTAAATTTGTTGCTGGTGGAAGCATATACGAAGGAAATCAACCTGCTCCAACTATATATTTTGGGTATAATAACTATTACAACTCAATAAATAAAGATATACAGTATTTTAAATTTATTTCTGGCAGCAATAACTCACTTTCAATTGGTTTTGTCGGTAGCGGTTGGTCTTCTAGCTCGTTTTTGGCATCAAATAAGAAAGTAAATTTTAGAGGAATAGATGGAACTGCGGCTCTGCTTGAAGATAATATTGTTTTTAGAACCGGCGATCAAACTTTAAGTGGCATAAAAGATTTTACAAATCGCCCTACATTTAGCGGCGCGAGAATTTTAGTAAGTGGAGATAATGATATTGTATATACAACTGGAAATCAAAATATAGGTGGTTTAAAAAATTTCACAGGAGAAAGAATACAAATATCTGGAAGTGGAATTTTACATAGCGGTGAAGTTGCTTTGAGAGTACATACTCATCCTATTAGCGGTATTATAAATTTAGAAAATGAATTATCTGGCAAATTGTCAAATATACAGCTTCCAAATAAAACAGTAATTGCAAATTCGACTCCGATTGTTTTTGACTCATATAGAAATGCGATACTTGACTATGAAATAAATCATGGTGGAATATCAACAATTTATCTTCCAAGAACCGGGGTAGCTGGTGCCCCAAGAAATGGAGACCAAATAATTATTCAGGTTTCAACAAATTTACCATCCGTTTCACCAACAAAAATACAAACAGGTATAGGCGGCGCGGGAACTCCATCATATGGAGATTTTTATACATTTGATAACGGAGTTGGTGGAGTTTCTCTATTTTATACGAATGATAGATGGAATTTGAGGAGTATATTGACGGCTCACTCTCAAACTCATGCCATAGGCGGCAACGACAGAATATTTCCTTTGAATATAGGGGCTGCGCCTCGTCAAGATTTTGCGGCTTTTGAATGGACATCAAATTATAGTAATTTAGTTTTAGCAACTGGAAATTTAAATGTGGATGGAGTAAGATATAATTCTTTTCCAGTAAATTATATACCCTGGAATTTAACTGGTTATAACACAAACACAGGTGTTTTTTCATTAGTTAATCCTGGTACAACTGGCGCAAGAATAAAAATATCTGCAAGCGGAATATATGAAATGTCTCTAGTCACTCATTTTTATGACGCTAGTGGAAATTGTGATTTTTTAGCTAACTTAAACAGATCTTTTGTTTCTACTGGAAGTATGTCTGCATTTGCTATGTTGATTGATGAAAGATACGGTGAAACAAAAACAGATAGAATGACTAATTCAAGATACTCATTTATAAAAACGAATGCACTGGATGAATATTATAACGCAACTATAATATCAAATTGTCGTAATCCAGCTGGAACAGCAGGCATATATCCATCCGATGATGGTACCCCTACTCGAATAGAATTTAAAAAATTAATGTAATAAATATTAAAAACTGTGTAATCATTACAATATGGATCATTTTTATATAAATACTAAATATCTTTTAACTGGACAGAGTGCGCCGTTTACAGGCGAGTTTGTTAATGTGGCAAAAGCCAGAAACGCCTGCTTCACTGTTTTTTCAAGCGGAAACGGTTCCGTTTCATTGGAATATAAAAGCCCATTTTTTCAAAATCAAGGAGTTTCATTTTATTCTTTTACAGGTTTATCTACTGGACACGCTACTCCGGTTTATTTGACAACTCCAATTGAAGAAGTCAGAGCTATTGCAAATGGAACTGGTAACTTCTGGGTGGCTGCAACTATACAAAACTAATTTTGCGCATGATCAAGGACGCGATAATTAGAGTAGAGGTTTCTGATGCCGATTCTTTAGGTGCAGGCGCTGTAACTTCAGTTAATTCTAAAGTTGGAGATGTAAATCTTAGTTTCTCTGATTTATATGGTATGGTTCCATCTTCAAAACTTCCAAGTTATGTAGATGATGTTTTAGAATTTGATTCAACAGGAGTATTACCCTCACCAGGAGAAGGTGGTAAGATTTATTTAATAACAGGTAATAATTCTCAAAAAAATTATTCATATAGATGGGGTGGAAGTTCATATATTAATATTGGAAATGGTGAAGCCTACCCAGCGTCAAATCCAAGCGGTTTCATAACTGGGGTCAATCTTTCTAACTACGTTACAACTTCGCAAACGGGCAACTTTATAACCAACTCACAAACGGGCAACTTTATAACCAACTCACAAACGGGCAACTTTATAACCAACTCACAAACGGGGCAGTTTTATCCAGCGTCAAATCCAAGTGGTTTTACAACTGGAGTTCCGGCACTGCCAACAAATCTCGTTTACACCACTGGGGATCAAAATATTTCTGGTAAATTGACATCTTATTTTTCAAATGGAAATATACAAATTCCATTAGGTTTTTCAAACTATGCTTATGTAAGAAATTTAGATTCCGCGCTAACAAAAGGTGAAGTTGTTTATATTGCTGGCGCGCAAGGTGATAGGGCTGCTGTTAGAAAAGCTTCGAATACTGGTGAAGCAACTTCTTCGAAGACTTTTGGTATTGCTGCAGAAGCCATTGCCTCTAGCGCTGATGGTTATGTAATAAATAATGGACAGTTACAAAATTTAAATATTTTAACTAGTTTTAATATTGGCGATTCACTTTGGCTTGGCACTGGGGCTGGATCAATTACAAATCAAAAACCAACCGCACCAAATCATTCTGTATTTTTAGGCGTAGTTGAGAAGCCTGGAAACGGCAACAATGGAATAATGTACGTTAAAATACAAAACGGTTATGAACTTGATGAATTGCATGATGTAAAAATTGATTCACCTTTATCTGGTCAGTTTCTAGTTAGAAACGATGTAAATAGCTTATGGATAAATAAAAATATTGATTTTTCAAATACACAGATTTTTACATCTAATAATACTTGGTATAAACCAACGGGTGCTAAATCTGTTGATGTTTCTATTATTGGTGGTGGGGGCGGTGGCGGTGCCGGTAGATATGACTCAGTAAGTACATCTAGGGGTGGCGGTGGTGGTGGCGGTGGCGGTGGATTTACATTTTTAAATTTAAATGCAAGCACTTTGCCTGATTCTATATTGGTAACAGTTGGATTAGGCGGGTCTGGAGCATTAGCTCAGACAGTGATTGGTAATAATGGAGCAAATGGTAATCCAGGTGGTTCTTCTAGTTTTGGTATTTATGGTTTAGCAAATGGTGGAGCTGGCGGAGCCGGTGGGTCTAATGCTACAACTTCCATATCTTCTGGTGGATTAGCTATGTTTTCAGGTTCTGCTGGTGGAGCCGGTGCAATAGGTGTTACGACTGCAAAAAATGGTTCTTCTTCTATTTCTGCTGGTGGCGGTGGTGGCGGTGGTGGATGTAGTTCTTCAAATGTAAATTCTGATGGTGGAATTGGTGGGACAAGTACTATATTAACAATTAATGGTGGAACAGCTGGAGCTACAAATGGTGGTAACGGTGGAACAGGTGGTTCTGTTGGCGTTAATCAATCTTTACCTGGTGCTGGTGGAGGTGGCGGTGGTGGTGCAAATTCATCTACAAAAGGTGGCGATGGTGGAGATGGTGGTATTTATGGTGGAGGTGGCGGTGGTGGAGCAGGATCTAATGCAAGTTCTTCAGGAAAGGGCGGTAACGGCGCACAGGGAATAGTTATGGTGACAACTTACTTTTAAATAAAAATGAATAATACTCAATCTTATGCTATTTTAGATATAAACGGAAAAGTTATTAACTTTTGCCTGTGGGATGGCGATTTAAATAATTGGCAACCACCTGAAAATACAACTGCTATATTAACAAGTGAACTTCCAGAGAATTGGCAAAGTGTTAATTCTGTGACAGAAAAATTATTTTCAGCAGAGGAGTGGTTAAATGCTCAAGGTTATTCTTCAATAAGATTAGTTACTCTTTTAGACTTAGAAAATAAATTAAAAGAATTAAATAAGTCAAGTCAAAAACTTACAGATATTAGAACTTGGATAGATTTTATTTTATTGTCGTTTATTCAAAATAATGAACCAAAGAACGATTGGCAGCCCGCTCCCCATCTTTTTGAAGATACGGTTCAAGATGTTTTTAATGTTTTAAATAGTTAAAAAGTTTTTTTTATAAAAAGTGTATATATTTATATATGAAAAAAAAATATATTTACTTTGCGTTAATTTCTGTTTTATTTTTAACTTCCTGCGCGGTTTATACTGAAAAAAGAAGCCAAGCTCTTTCACGCGCAGTTGCGGCTACAGCAGACTCTATTGAGGCTGCTCGCTTTGACCTTGCTTCAAAATATTCTAAAGAAGCAGAAAAAATAGCTTATCCTCCAAAAGAAAGAATAATAGTTCGCCCGATAATTACAAAAAATACAAAAAGCCTTGAGATAAAAAATACAAAAAGTGATGCAACTTTAAATGGTAAAAAAACAAACTTGAATACAAGTATTGTTAAAATAACTGCTTCTAATAACGATGAAGAAACGGTCTTAAGATTGGTAGTTCCAGAAAACCTTAAGCATGCTAAACTATTGATAGAAAATTCGGATGAATGGCTTGAATTGTTGAAGACAAAAAGCTTTGCCGAACAGTTGGCTAAAGATAATAAAAATCTTAAAGATTTGGTTGATGAAGTAAATGCTGAACTTTTAAAACAACAAGAAATAAACAGCCAACTTATAAAAGATTTAAATAAATTGCAAAAAGAAGTTATTGAAAAACGCTTGCATATTTTAAAATTATATATTGCAATAGCTATATTGATTGCAGTTATCGGCGGCGCAACATATTTGAGAATAAAAGGTATTTTATGATATGTGGGAAAGAATTGTAGAAATAGCAAAAACTGCAAGTGCAATGCTTCATAGCGGGCAAGTTCCGCCGAATACGCCTCCTTTATATAAAAATGATTTAAGTAAAGTAAATTTTCTTGCTTCGAAAAAATTTTATGTTGTTTTTTGTTCAGTTATTATTCTTGCAATATTTTATGCGGCTAGTATTTTTGTTTTATTTTTAACGGCAGCGTCACCAAATTTAACAGTTCCTTTTGTTAGTATTTTTACAGAAACAATAAAAATATTAGCGGTTATAATAGCTAGTTATTTAGGTGTTCAAACTATACTTGATTATAAAATGCAGTCCAATTCCAATATAGATCTTCGTGGCGAAAATAATTTTAATTATGATGAAGAAGTTACTTATATTGTAACAAATGCAAAAGAAGAAGATTATGAAATTGAATAAATTATCAAAAGATGCTTATAATTTAATTCTTAAATATGAAGTTGGTGGTGGCAGGAATTATTATGAAAAATTTCTTTCAAAGTTTACCTGGCCTGGGGGAGCATCAGGTCCAACAATCGCTATAGGAATAGATTGCGCGTATTATAAACCAGAAGAGTTAAGAAATATATTTAATTTTTTGCAAGCAAAAGAAATAGAAATGATTTGTGGCGCGAGTGGAAAAACTGGAGAAGCTGGAAAGGAATACACAAAACAATTAAGAAAAGCGGGTATAATTGTTGGTTGGAATGAAGCTGTTAATATTTTTGAAAATACAACTTGGTTAAAGTTTTCAATGCTCTCTGAAAAAACATTTCCAGGATTACGGGATCTTTGTGATAATGCTTATGGTGCAATTGTTTCAATAGTATTTAATCGCGGATCTAGTTTAAAAGGCGATTCCAGGCTTGAAATGAGAAATATAAAAAGATTAATCGCTGAAAAAAAATATAAAAATATAGCTAGTGAAATACGTAAAATGAAAAGGCTTTGGATTGGAAAAGGATTAGATGGTCTTTTAGAACGTCGTGAGGCAGAGGCAAATTTAGTAGAAACTTGTTATTAAAAATAAATAAAAATTTGCGACATATTTTATAGCTTTGTGTAGATGAGATATAATATAAATTACATATGCCAAAGTTTGAAAGTTCATACATTTTGCTAAGTGAAGAATATATACCATCTATGAAAAAGAAATTTCCATTTGAAACATCGTTTGCATCAGAACCAGTAAAAATATTTTCTCCATCAAATGAAGATATTTATTTAGCGAAGGCTGGTATAGACTCTCTCAAACCTTTTTTAGATTCCTCTATAGATTTAGAAAAAAATTACGATCTTATAGGCGTAGCCTTTAATGCTTTTGTAGTTAATAGAGTTAATAAGAATGATCAGGTTATTTCCACCGAGAGTGCTTTGGCGGCGGTTGAAAATTTTAAGTTCAAACCAATGAATATTGAACATAAAAGAAAAGAAGTGGTAGGTATGATAACTGGTTATGGATTTAGTGAGTTTGGTACAGACAAACCTTTGACAGTTGAAGAAGTTAAAGATAAAAAAGAACCTTTTAATGTTGTGCTTAGTGGGTTTGTTTGGAGAGTTGTTGATTCAGAATTTGCTGATAAATTGGAGGATTCATCGGACCCTTCTTCTTTAAATTACTTAAGTGTTTCAACAAGCTGGGAAATGGGCTTTAAAGATTTTTCTATAGCTAAAGGTGGTAAAAATTTAAATGAGGCGGAAATAATTTCAAATCAAGAAGATGTAGATTCTTTGAAAGCAAAACTAGCTCACTTCGGAGGAGATGGAAAAGACTCAAATGGTGATAGAATTTATTTGAATTTAATAGGTGAAGTTTTGCCGCTTGGAATAGGCTTTACTATGCGCCCTGCCGCAGATGTAAAAGGAGTAAAGGTTGCTGGTTCTAAAGATTTAATTGAATTAAATAATCACGAAGTTGAAATTGATAGTTCCCATCTTGAAGAAAATGATGTAAAAAACAACATATCAGCAAATTCAGTAAAAGATACTGATTTTAACGAAATAAATAAATCAAATAAAAAAGATATGATTATAAAATCCATAAACGATCTAACCGATGATTCATTGAAGCAAATCGCTGCTTCTGATATCAAATCTCTATTCGAAGAAGAAATAAAAAAAGCCAGCGAAAAATTTTCTCAAGAAAAAGAAGAAAAAGATAAAGCTTTTGCCGAGGTCGAAAACTCTAAAAAAGAAATTGAGACAAAGTTGGCTGAAATTACTGAGCTTAGTCAGAATTTACAAAATCAATTGGATCAGTTAAAATCAGAAGCTGCTGCCAAAGCAAAAGAAGAGCTTTTCCAAAACAGAATGGCTGGTCTTGATGAAGAATTTGAACTCGAAGCCGAAGAGCGCGAGATCGTTGGAGAACAAATAAAAGATCTTGATGAAGAAGGTTTTGAAAAATGGTATAAAGCATTTAATGTTTTTGCAAAAGGCAAAAATAAAAAAATGAAAATGGCTTACCAAGAAAAATCAGAAAAAACTGAAGAAAAAGAAATGAAGGCTTCTGAAGAAGAAATCAAAAAAGAGGCTGAAGAAGCTGCAGCTAAAGCACTTGAAACCGCTAAGGCTTCAGATGACAATCTTCCAAACGCAAGTTCTTCAAATGAATTATCAATCAGAGATAAATTTGCAAAAGCTTTCAACAATGAAACCGTAAAAGTACAGGTTTATAAAATTTAACAATTAAAATATAAAAATATGACAATTAGACCATTTAGAGATTATAGTGAGCACGAGGTTGTAAACCTTTTTGCTCTTCAAGGCGAAGGAAACAAGGGAACTTTCGTTACCGCTGTTGGTAATGGATTTTCATTTGATACCCCTTCTAATTTTGAGGATGATAGCTTTATAAACGGCTCTGTATCCGCAAGATTTACTGTTGCGCAAAAAGTCACCGCCGCCCCTTCAGGAACTCACCCAGCTCTTGTTTTAGGCATGACTTTAAAAGATGTTAAATATAGGGATGAAAATGGTTATCCATTAAAATTTGATCCTAAAAAAGCAGCAGAACGCGACCTTGTTATAAGCGGTGAAGCTGTCCCTGTAGTTAAGAGAGGTCTTTTCTTATACGACGGTATTTCTGGAACACCTGGTTTTGGAAGCGGTCTTGCCGTATCTGATGCCGGAGACGGATCACTTAAAGTTGTTGCTCCTGGTCACTCACATGCAGTTGCTAGAGCTTTAGGTCCAAAAGACGCTAATGGTTATACATTAATAGAAATTAAACTTTAATTAAAAAATTAAAAAAAACAAAAACAATAAACAAAATTTATAAAATAGAAAAATAAAATTATGAAAATCAAATTTGAAAAAACACCAGAACAAGTAGAGTTAGTAAAAGCCATGGGTTCTAGCAACAAGGTTGATGCCTTGGAAGCTCAGGACGCATTCGCAGCTTTTATTTCGCCTGTTATCCAAGAAGTTCTTCTTCAAGCCGGTACAGCACCAGCTATTTATGAAGATATGACATATAATGAAGATGATTCTCCTTCTATTCCTGTAGACCTTTACTACGGTGAAACAGAAGGAACATTTTCTGTTTGGCAGCAAACAGTTGCCGGTGGTCTTCCAACCCAACAAATTGGAACATTCCAAGAAATCAAAGTTTCAACATATCCACTCGATTCTGCTATCAGCTTCGACAAGCGTTATGTTCGCAAATGCCGTTTGGATGTTGTAGCAAGAGGTCTTGAGAGACTTTCTAACGATGTTCTTATCAAGCAAGAAAGAAATGCATGGTATGTTGTTCTTAAAATGCTTGCTGACGCAATCACACAAGGAAAGAGACACGTTTTCAGATCAAATGTAAACAATGAGTTTCAAGTTGACGATATCAACAAAGCAATGACTCTTTTAAAGAGAATCAATGCTGCTTACAATGGTGCTACACCTGTTGGCAATGAAGGTCGCGGATTAACAGATCTTTATGTTTCTCCTGAAATTATGGAGCAAGTTAGAGGATTTGCATACAACCCTGTAAATACAAAACAAGCCGTTGGCGGAACAACATCAATTCCTATGACCGATTCTGTTCGCGATAGAATCTACAATGCCGCTGGCATGTCTGATATCTGGGGTGTTACGCTTCATGAACTACTCGAACTCGGCGTTGGTCGCAAATACAACGTTCTATTTGACCAGATAGCTGGAGCTACATTATATACAAAAGCCGACGGAACATCTGGTTCTGCAGCTTTTGATGGAGCTAGCGATGAGGTTCTTATTGGTGTTGATCGCTCACGCAGATCATTCATCAGAACACTTGCTGTTAATGCCGAAACAGGCGGAAGCTTTACATTAAAACCAGACGATCAATTCCTTGCTCGCTCTGGAAAAGTTGGATTCTACGGTGGTCTTGAAGAAGGTCGCGTTGGACTTGATGCCAAAGCTGTCGCCGGAATTATCGTATAATAGACTAGTTATAAAGTCTTTAGAAAAACCCCGAATAAAATTCGGGGTTTTTTTATTTATATAATCAATTTTGCGTTTAAAATGTGTAAGCCTTAAGATATGAAAAAATATTTTTTGATTTTTGTTTTTTTAATATTTTTAACTGGATGCCAAACACCTGGTAATCCAGAATCATGGATGGAAATGGAAAAGAATGCTTGTCTGCCAACCGCAATAGCTTTCCGCGAAGGGTTAAGAAAATACAATGTTTGGTCTGAAGTTGTTGTTTATTATTATTTTGATCACAAAAAATCTGAACAATCAGGGCATGCTATAACTGCATATATGTATCCGCCTGGAAAAAATCAGTTGTGGACATATGATTATATGGGTTCTTATAGAACAAGAGCATATAAAGAAAATCCATTTGATATAGCTTTAGAGGCTGAAAGATTAAGAGGAAGATCTCATAATCAAATTTATAGAGCAGAATTTTTAAAATAAAAAAAATGACAACACCAGCTATTTATAATCTTCCAAGTGCTTATAGGGGCGATTCTTATGGTCCTATAACTTTTAAGTTTAAAAATGAAGAAGAATCTCCTGATTATATAAACTTTACGGGTTCGCGCGTTGACCTTCAAGTAAGAAATAAAAGATTTAAAGATATCATTGTTTTAAATTGGTCAACATCTAATGGATCAATTGAAATATCAGATACTGCTATTTTATTAAAACAAATAAATGGAGAAAATATGAAAATTCCGCCTGGAGCGTATTTATATGATATGCAAATAATAAAAGATGGAATAACAAAAACTTATCTAAAAGGTGATTTTACAATTGTTGATGATATAACAGAAATATAAAATGGAAACTATTGTAGAAGGAAATTTTGAAAAAACTATTGTTTTAGAGACTAACTATTCGCCCGTTCAGTCGGTAAATGGTCAGGTTGGGTTTGTAACAATAAATGCTTCTGGCATTGGGCTTGGAAATGTTGACAACACAAGCGATTTAAATAAACCGATTTCAATTGCCACTGAAAATAGAATTAGCTTGATTGAAACCGGTATAAACCAATCTCTTCAAGAAGTTTATAGTTATTTAAATAATTTATCTACAGGTATTATAAATATTTCTGGAGGTTTTTCAGAAATTCAAGATATAAAAATAAGAACCCCGCTTGAGTCTGGTATAGAAAATAAATATATAGATTATCCTTTTTTGTTACCTCAAAGACCAAAAACCATTCATTGTGAAATAGAAAATGACGTAGATGATTTGATTTATATGCATAAAATATCAAATATATCGAACACGGGCTTCCTTGTTTCTTTTAGTGATAAATTAAGCTCAAGTGGTTATTTTTTAAATATTCAAGTGGGAAAGTAAAAAAAAAATAAAATTTATGTTCTATTAATAAAATTTTACTGTAATTAAGTATATCTTTTAACCTCAACAATAAAAAAATAAATATATATGATAAATGCATTCAAACAAATTAGATTAACTAACGTTAATATCAGCGGTCAAAACGGCAGAATTGCCGTTGCGAACAGTGGAAATTTAGCTTTTACTTCAGAGCTTCAAGCTGTAGAGTCAAGCTTAAATACAACAATTAATAATCTTAGTGGCTCACTTGCTTCTACAATAGAGGGTAATAATAGTTCTTTTTTAGCTGCTAGTGGAGTTCTTGATAGCAGAATTACTAGTGAAGTTTCAACCTTAAATGGTACAATTTCTTCTGCATCTGGTTCGCTAGATAGCCGTATTACAAGCGAAGTTTCAACTTTAAATAGCTCTCTTCTCGCTGCTTCTGGCGATTTAAAATCATATGTAAATAATCAAATTAGCGGTGTCATTGATATGGCTCCAGAGGCGCTAAATACGCTTAACGAATTGGCGGCAGCCCTTGGTGATGATGCAAGTTTTGCTACAAATTTAACAAATACTCTTACAAATATAAGTGGGAGCCTTAATTCGGCGATTGACTCAGCTGAAAATACATTGAATTCTGGCATTGCGGCTACAGGAAGCAATCTACAGGGTCAAATAGATAATCTTGCAAGCACATACGTAACACTTAATACGACTCAAACAATCTCTGGCGACAAAACATTTGCTGGTAATACAAGTTTTGCTGGCGGTTTTGAAGTTAATGCGTCCCAGCAAGGTGATGCTGCGCTTTTTGTTAGTGGTAATTATGTAGGTATTAATACAGAGGCTCCTACCGAAGCTCTTGACGTAAATGGAAACGCTAAGGTTGCTGGCAGCTTATTTGTTGGTTCTGGTATTAATGCCAATAATAAAGTAATCAGCAACGTTGCTGCTCCTGTAAACAGTACAGATGCTGTTAATAAAACCTATGTTGATTCTGCTTCTGGTGACTTGTCTACAAGACTCGTTTCTAGCGGTGCAGCTCTTGATAGTAGAATTACAAGCGAGGTTTCCTCTCTAAATAGTTCTCTTTCTACTGCATCTGGTGCTTTAGATAGCAGAATTACAAGTGAGGTTTCTGCTCTTAATAGCTCAATTTCTACAGCATCTGGTGCATTGAATAGCAGCCTTGTTGCGGTTTCAGGTGATTTAAAAAGCTATGTTAATAGCCAAATTAGTGGTGTTATCGACATGGCTCCAGAAGCCCTTAATACTTTAAATGAACTAGCCGCAGCTCTTGGAGACGATTCAAGTTTCGCTACAAATTTAACAAATACATTAACAAATATAAGTGGTTCTCTAGATTCAAGAATTACTTCAGAAGTTAGCGCTCTTAATTCTACTATATCCACCGCCTCTGGCGCATTGAACTCAAGCCTATCTTCTGTTAGCGGAGTTCTTCAGAGCGCAATAGATACTAAAGTTGCCAGTGCAACACAAAAGCAATTTGCAGTTCTTCTTCCTGTTGGGGTAGAAAGCACGGGAATTTCTTTTCCTGGTAACGTATTTGGCTCGACCCCATCTGTCCAAGTAACCATGGAAGGTGACGTGATTTATCAGTCTTTGATTAAGAACCGCACGGTTTCTGGTTTTGATATTTATTTCTCTGATTCGATTCAAGAAGAAAATGTTTATTTAAACGTTTTTGCTTCTAATCAGTAATATAAATACTATGAAGTTAAACTTAGGAGTGGTTCTATCCCGCTCCTAAGTTTTTTTTTTTTTGAAAAATTTAACAATAACAACAAATAAATAAATAAAAATTATATGATAGACGAAAATTTTACAGGTTGGGATGCGGAAACAGACACGTATTATATTAATGGCGTTGCAACTACTCTTAACAGTGATGGTAATGGTCGTTGGAATAATTTATTATATTCGGCTGGTATGATAAACGAAAATTTTACAGGTTGGGATAGCGAAACAAATACATATTATACTAATGGCGTTGCAACTACTCTTAATAGTGGTGGTAATGGTGTTTGGAATAACGTATTTTATTCTGGTGGTGTTGCTACTACTATTGATTCTACTAGTCTTACAGGTTGGGCATCTAATATTTATAATAATCGTTCTGAAACTAATGGAATGTACTTTATTAACGGGGGGGCATATAATGGTTTAAATTCTTCTGGAACCGGACCGCATTATGACGTAGGTCACGGAGGATTTGAAAAATATTATTTAAATGGTGTTGAAACTACATTAGATGGAAGTGGAAGTGGTTTGTGGAATAATGTGTGGTATATCAACTCAACCCAAACTACACTAGATACTTCTGGAAATGGAGTTTACAACAATAAGCGCTATGCTAACGGCTCTTTAATAAATGGATGGAGTTCAGAAGATAACGGTTATTACGTTTTTGGAGATTTAGTTACAACTATAAATCAAAACGGTGTTGGTTTATACAATGGAGTTTATTATAGTGACGTTCAAAAACTTATAGATAATTTTCCAAGTCAAGGAAGAGGTACAGCGATTTATAATGGCGTTTACTACAGAGATGGTTATCCTGCCAATGGAAGTTATACAGTATTTTCAAACAATCAATATACTACTTTATATTATTCTAATGGTTTACCGTTTACAGGAACTGCTGATGGAATTGATTACATAAGCGGCAAGACTGTTTATCACTTTACAAATACAGTTGACAGTATTTTTGACACATTAGGAAACTGGTATTTGGATTCAGCTTTAACAATTCCTGCTCCAAATATTCCTCCAGCTGGAAGTCATGTTAAAGTATCTCCTTCTTGTACTTCTACAAATTTAAATTTTGTTAGTAAAGGTTTAGTTTCTTTAGACGTTTCTGGTTGTACAAGTCTTCAAGCTTTGTATTGCGATAACAACCAATTGACTTCTTTAAATGTCTCTGGTTGTACGAGTCTTCGAGATTTGTATTGCCACTATAACCAATTAACTTCTTTAGATGTCTCTGGTTGTACGAGTCTTCAAGAGTTGTATTGCCAATATAACCAATTGACTTCTTTAAATGTCTCTGGTTTAACGAGTCTTCAAGATTTGTATTGTCAAAACAACCAATTAACTTCTTTAAATGTATCTGGTTTAACAAGTCTTCAAAATTTGTATTGCAATAACAACCAATTGGCTTCTTTAAATGTTTCTGGTTTAACAAGTCTTCAAACTTTGCATTGCGGTAACAACCAATTGACTTCTTTAAATGTCTCTGGTTGTACGAGTCTTCAAAATTTGTATTGCAATAACAACCAATTGGCTTCTTTAAATGTTTCTGGTTTAACAAGTCTTCAAAATTTGTATTGCAATAACAACCAATTGACTTCTTTAAATGTCTCTGGTTGTACGAGTCTTCAAAATTTGTATTGCAATAACAACCAATTGGCTTCTTTAAATGTTTCTGGTTTAACAAGTCTTCAAAATTTGTATTGCAATAACAACCAATTGACTTCTTTAAATGTTTCTGGTTGTACGGGTCTTCAAGATTTGTATTGCTTTAACAACCAATTAAATGACATAGAATTGGATAACATATCTACGCAAATTCCAGATAGGACAGGCGGTTCTCCAGGAAGATTATATTGTTGGAGCAATATTGGTTCTGAAACTTGTGATCCAACTATAGCTACTGCAAAAAACTGGCAAGTTCTTATTACTGAACCAGTTTCCGGTGGAGGATCAAGTTCCGGATCAGGTTCCGGATCAGGTTCTGGAGATAATGGTGTTGGACTTACTATCATCGGAGAATTCCTCAATGGAAAATATTATATTAATGGAGTTGCCACAACACTTAATGAAAATGGAAATGGTGTTTGGAGAGGTAGAAGATATTTAAACGGAATATTAAGAAGCGATGGAGGTTACACCAACGGCATTATAGGTAGAGGTCCTAACAGTATTCTAGCTCAAATAGTACAAAATTCAGGGAGTAATATTGAAGTCAATCTCTATGATACTGTTAAAGTTAAGTTTACGGAAATATTAATAGCTGGATTAAGCGTAGGGATTGGCGAAAGCTCACTCGAAAAACTTGCTATCGTACCACAATATAACGAAAATAATTTAATTTTAGCTAGTAAAATTGACGCACCAACACAAGGTATTTCTGGACCAATAGAACTCACCTTCTATATCCCAGAAAACTTCAGTCAGGATGTTTTCAACCGTTGTAAAATATATCATGTAAAAACTGATAATACTGTTGAAGAACTTTCAAGAGTTTCTTCAAATCTTGCAACTAGAGAAATTGTAGTTTCTGTAAATTCATTCAGTGATTTTGTAATCATGGATAATCCTCCTGCTGCAACTTCTGCTCTAATAAAAATTCAAGGAAAAACAAAATTCTTTGGAAATGTTAAGTTTGTTTCTTAGAATTAACAACTAAGTAATCAAGAAGGGCGTGTCTATAAAAGCGCGCCTTTCTTTTTGAAAATTATGGTTCCTTATATGTCATACTGGTGCGGTGGTTATAGAAAACAACCATCAGAAATAATTCTCTTGATGCATAAGATTGCTTGTCACTTTGCCAAGCAGCATTATGGAGAGTGTCATATGTTGACTGATGAAGAGGGGGCTAAAGTTTTTAAAAATTTAAATTTTAGTTCTATAGAAGTTATTAAAAATTCAAAAAAGCTTCCAGAAGAATACAATGGAGAGCCTTGGTCGTTTGGAAAAATGGTCGCATATCAACATTTGGCTTCTCAAAATGTTCATTTTTTACATTTTGATTATGATGTTTTTATGTGGAAAAAGTTACCTAGCTTTATAGAAGAAGCTGAAGTGTTTGCTCAAAATAAAGAAGCAAACGTTGAAAGTTATTATGGAGTGCCTATTTTTAA